GGAGCGCCCGGCAGTAGGGTTCCGGTCAACAGAAGCCCTTGATTAGAAAGATTTTTGTATATGGCAGATTTAGTTTGTAATTCCCCTGACGATTTTAGCGACATCGCGTCAAAAGACACGAACCGCATCCAGGGAGTCATCGCCAAAGCGCTCGCTGCAAACAGCGTTTTCATGCAAGTGATCGGGGGCGGAACCTTCCCTTCCGGCGTTTCTGACACGATTCGTGGCATCATCCAACAGCAGGCCGCGCCTGGCGATAGTCTCGCCTTGCCGGTGTTTACCTGTGAAACCGATCTCTGCAACACCCGCGGTCATCAGGATCTTACTGATACTACGGACTTTACGTTCCGACTCGAGGGTTTCCGGGGCCGCGGCCCGAATGTCTGCGTTAAGACCGCCTTCTCGGCGTTCAAGACCAGCTATTCGATGGCTGAAGACTCGCTGAAGAAGCTGATCACGCAGTATATCAACGCTGATATCCGCGCCCAGCTCTACCTCCGGAGTGCCTCCAAGTTCACCGCTAACGCGAACTACGACTTCAACTCGCTGTTCACCGGCGGGTCGGAGTGCGATCTCGGCGTCAAGTTCGCGCCGCTGTTGCCGACGGGTCCGATGACCTTCAAGGCGCTGCACTACATCGCCCGCTACCTCAAGGAAGTCCTTCTGGCGGAGTGGTATAGCTCTGACAAGGGCATGTCGCACTTCCGTTTCATCGGCGGATCCGACCAGGTTGAGTATTTTCGTTCTGAGGTCGGTGTGCAGAACGTCATGATCGCGCTCACCACGGGCGGATACAAGCTCGGCGAGGTTTCGCTGACCGCTTACAGCTTCGAGCAGTCCCCCGCTTATCGCGGTATTGCCTTCGGTGTGGATCAACGCCCGCTTCGCGCTACCGGTTTCAATCCGGACGGCACGCTCGCGCTGGTCGATCCGGTAACGATCGTTTCAAATCCTTCGAAGGGCACTGCCTATGCCAAGGCCAACCCGGCTTGGATCGACGCTCCCTACGAAGTCGGATTCCTGATTGCCGAAGGCAGCTTCGAGCGTTGGGTGCCCGAGCGCTACGTCGGCGAAGGCAGTTTCAAGTTCGCCCCGCAGCTGCACATGGGTGAGCTGACCTGGATCTATCGTCCGGACAACTTCTGCAATGCCTACGGAGATTTCGGATGGCATCAGTATCAGATTTCACGGGCCTTCAAGCCGCTGCGCCCGCAACACGTGATTCCGCTGCTGTATAGACGCTGCAACGCGGATCTTGGATTGATCAACTGTGTGGATACGGACAACTCGAGCTTCAGCGGTGCTGACAGCTTCACCACTGTCGGAACCTGCGCGCCCGAAGCGTGCTGGGACGCGGCAGACGCCTGCACAACTCACTAAACAATAGTATCGATTGACTCGGCCTCGCGTCCGAGTCAGTCAAACCCGAGGCCCTGGCTGGCGAAAGCTCGCCAGGGCCTTTTCTGTTAGAAAATATGAGCGACGACTTTCGAGTGGCAATTGCAGCACTTTTCGGAGCGGGATCGCCCGTCGTAACTTGGTTCGTGAGTCTCGGACCGTTGCTCGACGTCCTGCTGACCGCAGGTCAGATTTCAGTGGCAGTCGTAACCGTGCTGTATATCTACCGCAAGTGGCGTAATGCCCGCAACAAGAAATGAAACTTTTGCCGATTGTTTTGCTGATGCTGTTAACGGGCTGCGTGATGCCGCTGAAGGGCGGCAAAGCAGCGTTCATGTCCGGCAACACCTCGGGCTCAGTGCAACAGCCGCAGAACCCTAAGCAAGAATCTACACAGGTCTGGGAAAAGTTGCCGGACGGTTCGGAAAAAATCACGACAAAGATCGGCGCGTCCCAGAAGGACACGGCCCGCGAAATCGGTGCCAAGCTGTCGTCTTTGAAGTGGGTCGTGTGGGTCGGTATCGCGGTTTTTCTGTTCGGCGTCGCAAGCGCTTTCTGGCCGCCGCTGAAACTGATTGTGGGCAGCACTACGACGAGCGCGGTTGCGTGCGTGGCAGGCGTCGCGTTGATCGTTCTGCCGGTGGTCGTGGTGGGGCACGAAGTATTGATTCTGGGTGTGGCGCTCGGCGCGGTAGTGCTTTACTGGTTCTCGCACAAATACGGGCGAATGAAAGGGTTCGTGGACGCGAACAAAGATGGAATCGACGATAGGACACAAAAGAATTTATGAGCTGCTGCTGCGGACCTTGTAATACCAGTATCACGAACACGGCGGCATGCGAATCGCTCCCGTCGCAAATCCAGAATTTTACAGACGCCTTTTTTGGGGCCGTTATAAAGACGGAAGTAGACGGCAACGTTGTGTGGACATTGCCGTGTAACTTGGATATAGGATTGCCCAACAACGCCCGTGCCGAGGGAGAAGGGCTGGGGTGCTACTTTTTAAGACTTTTCAGCGAGGGCATCGTCGGTCTGACAGGCCCGCAGGGCGCACAGGGAGACGCGGGCACCAACGGCAATAACGCATACACAGTCACGTTGCAAGGTTTTGCCCAGCCGAGTTCCGGCGCACCGAATACCACAGTCCTCACTAATTTTAACCCCGCAATTGTGCCGGGGATTTACGTTTTCATCGAGACGTCGGGATTCTATCTCGTGACCGGCACTGACCCGAGCGGGCTTATTTTTCTCACGCTCGTCCGTGCTGCCGACGGCGCGCCCGCGGTTATCAACGCTGGCAAGCTGGTGATTCCTTCTGGAACTCCGGGCGCTACGGGCGCGACAGGCGCGAGTGTAGCGGGTCCGACAGGTCCGCCAGGCAGCAACGCAACTGGGTTTAGCGTCGACAACGAATTCTATTTCGCGACCGTCGGCACAGATTATCCGTTGCCGATTACCTATACTGCTGTGGATTTCGTGAACTCGAGTCCGGCGGTAAATCTTCCGGCGGTAGGACGGTATAATCTCACGATTGTCGCCGAGCTCGTCGGCACTACGGGGGTGCTTACATCAGATGTCGCCAGCCTGCGGCTGCGAAATGTAACAGCCGGTGCCGACGTCGAAGGCTCCGAGCATCGTGCAAACTTTTTGCAAGATACAGAAATCCGAACAATCGTAATCAATGTGCCTGTCGTCACTACGGCGGCGAATCAGCAGATTGCGTTGTTTGGCAAAGCAACGACTGCGTCGAAGATTTCTGTCGTTGCGTTGAAAACCACCTTGCAGTATTTCCGCATGGCGTAAAGTATGGCGTGCAATCCCGATAGTTCAAAAGGGGCATGTTATCCGAGAATCGATTTTGATCAAGACGGAAACTGTGCAGGCCCAGCCGGCGGAACGAAAACCGTCGGAACGCCGCAGTTTGAGCTCGATGTCACGAACCCGCCGGATTTGGTCTGGAAAACGGAAGACTATGTTCCGATTCAGGATGACGTGACGCTCGACGTATACATTTTCGACAATATCTAACATATGCGAACTTCAGAAATCCCGCCATACTCAGGCGGAACCGTGCAGTCAGTAATTGGGCTCGTCGAAGAATTTCCCGGCGAGCCGCTCCTTTTGCGGCTGTTGCCTGATGAACTTTTTCAAGGGCCCCCCGGGGTGCAAGGACCGGCGGGTATCGGAATGTCCGGATCACCGGGCACCAATGGCACCAATGGCACCAACGGCACCAACGGCACCAACGGCACCAACGGCACCAACGGCACCAACGGCACCAACGGCACCAACGGGGTAAGCGCATCATTCCAGCTCGGCGTAGCGGCGTCGGACGAAACGACAGCCCTGACTGTCGGCACTGCAAAAACCACTTTTCGGATGCCGGGCAACGTAACATTGACCGCGGTGCGAGCGAACATCAACACTGTCAGCAGCGCCGGGCTCGTGACAGTGGATATCAACCAGAACGGTGTTACGATTCTCAGCACGAAGATTACGATCGATGTCGGCGAAAAGACTTCCACGACGGCTGCCACGCCTCCGGTAATCTCTACGTCCGCGCTGACGGACGATTCCGAAATCACGATCGATATCGATGTTGCAGGCACGGGTGCAAAAGGACTCAAAATATGGTTATTGGGAACTTTCGCATAGTATGCCACAGTCAATCATCAACTCGTTTTCGGTTGCCCCGAGCATCGTCGTCCCGGCCGCATATTCTCAATACTCCGTCGTGCGTCTTGTGGAGCCCACATACGCTGGCTCCGCACTCAAGGTTCGGCGTGCGTCCGATAACACGACGAGCGATATAGGCTTTTCCGCGGGTTTGGTTGATTCCGCTGCCGTCGCCACCTTTTGTGGGGCATCGAACGGATTCATTGATACGTTGTATGATCAGACGGGCAACGCCCGGCATATGTCCCAGGCTACGCTTGGCGCGCAGCCGAAGATATACAACGGTGCGACTATGACGACGCGCGACGGATACAACGTGATGCAATTCGATGGCTCGAATGACATAATTCAGATGGCGCTCGATGCGGGATTTACTGGCGAAAGTAGCTGGTTTTTGGTGTTTTCATCTGACACTTTACAGTCTGGCACTTATCCGGCGAGCGGCCGCAAAACCACGGATTTTACGATTTTTGAAACACAAGGCGCGATGGTGAATTATCGGCTGCATATGGCCGTGCCTCTGTGCAGTACGAATTTTGATCCGATTGATAAGTTGTTTCTTGCCACGCTGACTTTTGCCGACACGTCTCGCATTCAGCGGAACGCGGACACGCCGAACCTTTCCGGTCCTGGGCAAACTATTACGGCGGCGCTGGGAGTCGTTTTGGGCGGACATCCCGGAGGTTTCGCCTATGCGAATTCAGAAATTAGCGAATTTCAAGTCTGGACGCCGGCACTCGGTGCGGTTGAACGAGATTTTGTTCGAGACAATATAAACGCTTTTTATGCGATTTATTGACCCGAAAGTTTAGTCAAAACAGCCGAAAAATAGGCACTATTAAGTATGAAAACGATTGATTTGGGCATGAGCTATGACGGCCCCTGCGAGGCGACAATGGCCGTTGTCAAGGATTCCGAGCCCCGCAAACATTATCCGTCTTTCCACTACGAGGGTGACGAGGATCTCGGTTTGCCGAAGGAGGGCACTATGACGGTCAAATTCAAAAAAGTCGGGAGCTCGCGATCGGAAAGAGGCGACAAAACCCAGTATTCTTGCACCGTCGAGGTTCACGACATCGTCGACGTGGGAGGCGAACGCGACGAGCGGCCCGCCCGGTCGCATGACGAGTCCAGCGCGGTGCTCGACAAACTGATGGCGGAAAAGATGGCTGGAAAACGGGGCAAATCTGGGCGATATTGAGGGCTATGACGCCTACTGCTTTAAATCTGTTTTTCGTTCAGTGTTTGCTCGAGCCCGTCCGGGACCCCCGAGCTTGGCAACGCGAATGCTTTAATTGGTCAAATACTCAGCCGCTATTCGCGGAGGAAAATTTGCGGAAAGGCGACCGTGTATAGGCTCGACGACGCTTGGGACGAAGGGAAAAAAATCGTTGGAATCTGCGATGATCAGAAATTGCTACGATGGTTTGGCGACGCGCTGTCGCTTATAATCAACAAAGCCGATGTCGAGGGGTTGAAGGGTTGGATTGATATCTGCACTGTCGGGTGCTCGTGCACAGGCGCGAATGCCTGCAGTAGAACGTGTGGTCGGCAATGTTTGACGATGCCTCGGGAAGTGGAGACGGTGATTGCCGTTAATATCGGCGGGCGCCCGTCGCTCGGGCTGGCGCAGAATTTTTCCTTCCATTTAAATGGCCCTGGAGATTGCTGCACAGGCTGCCAATTCAGTTGGGAGGACCTCGGCGCGAACCATAGCACATATCGTGATTTGATCACCCCGGCGAAACTGGTCGCATATACAGAAACGCCTGCAGATAACAACAAGCAATTCGTGGTATTCGGATACGACAGTAACGGCAACGTGCTGCGCCGTCAAGTCAACGGGGTTTGGCAGAACGGTTTTTTAGTGCCGACAATTTTTGGAATTGCGGTTCCGGGCGACGATGCTCCGACGGTTGCGCGCATCACTGGGATCTTTAAAGAAACGTCCGTCGGCTCGATGAGGCTCAGCACAATCGACGACAGTGGCGCGACCGGCGTAACGCTCGGCGTCTTCGAGCCGGATCAGAACGTGCCACAGTTTCGTCGGATTCGTCTCAATCGGTGCACGACGTGGGCGCGGGTGGCCTACTTAAAGACGCAGCCGAAATTTACGAGCCGGTATGATCACGTGCCTTTGAAATCTCGACGCGCGTTGTTGATGGCTCTCCAGGCGGTAAAGCTTTATGTGGAAGAAAATCTTGCGGGCGCGCACGCCTTCGAAGCGGACGCCGCGCGCATGGAAGTCGAAGCCCAGATGAAGCTCGACGCACCGTTGTATTTTCCCCTGATGGTGGTAGATCACAACAGTTTGCGCGATAAGTTCGACTACTTCATCGAATAGTTTTTATGCCGGGCGAACGATTACTCGACATTGACAGCACGTTTTTTCTAGGTTGCGACAGCAGCCTAGATCCGAACCAGACCCGCCTTGGCGGATACTGGCATGGAATCAACTGTGTCAATGTTGGTGGTCAGGTCAGCTGCCGTCCGGGCTACAAATGCATCGTGCAGTTACCGCAGGGCAAGCTGCAAGGCGCGACGTTGTTCCGCCCGGCGCTCGGATTCGAGCAGATGATAGTCGCTGTCGACGGCGCAATCTATGTCGCGGAATACCCGTTCAAAAATTTTCGACTTCTGACGAACGTTCAGTTTTTGCCGTATGCCAAACAGATTTTCTGGCAGCAAGCTGTGCAGTCCGCGGAACGGCGAACCGCGGATCAGAACTCTGCCATCGATGTTATCGAGCCGCGGCAAGTGCTGTTCATGCAGGACGGATTTACAGCGCCCGCATTCTACGACGGCAGTTCGTCTGGCCACATCCGCGACGAGCAATTCGAAACTCCGATCGGAACTGCGATGGCATTTGCCGGCGATCGACTTTGGGTGGCGCGCGGCGATAAAGTTTTCGCCTCTGACATCAGCAACCCGTTTTCTTTTCGGGAGCAAACCTATCCCGGCGGAGTTTCCGCCTTCGAATTTGCGGGCGATGTAACCGCGATGATAAACATTCCGTCGCTGGAATTCCCACAGCTGCTGGTGTTCACGGAGTCTGACGTGAGTTTGCTGCAGGCGAACATCCGGGACCGCTCGCTTTGGCCGACCACCGACAATTTTCAAAAGCAGATCGCCAACGTGGGCTGCCCGTCGCAGCGATCGTTGGTTAGTCATTTCGGAACACTAAGCTGGATGTCTCCGTCTGGTGTAGCGATTTTCGACGCGTCGGTGCTCGGTAGATTGTCGTCTCGGCTGCCAATCAAAGACAACGAGCTGCTGGTGTCGAAAACCCAGCTGTTCGACGACCTCAGCACGGTCGCGGGTGCCGCGTTTGGCCAGTTTTTGTTATTTTCTACTCCTGCGCACGACTTGTATAACAAGCACACGTGGGCCCTCAATAACGCAAGTCTTGAGACTTTGGCAGACGCGTCTGGACCGTCCTGGATGGGAATCTGGCTCGGCACACGCCCGGTTGAATGGGTTTACGGATCGATCGCGGGCAAAGAGCGTGCGTATCACGTGAGCTTCGACGAAGACGAACAGAACCGGCTCTGGGAAACTTTCCGTCCCGAGCGGCTTGATAATGGTTGCCCGATTACGTGGGGATTTTTCACCCGCGCATATTTTGGCGCGACAGGCGGCTCTGGAAAAACTCCCGGCATGAACTGTAGGTTCAAGTTCGCGGACGTGTCACTGGTCGGCATCGAGGAAGACCTGGATATCGGTATTTTCTACGCTGGCGGCCTGCGGGGTGCGTTCAAGCCGGTGTGCGCGAAACGAATTTCGGTAGAGCGGGGCTCGCTGTCGTATGATCAGGAAATCACCGCAACTACTCAGCTGTTTGCGTTTAAGCCGCAAGTCCGGATTGTGCGCAGCGAAGACGCGAATCAACAAGCCGTCGATCTCGAGACCGGCAGTTGTCCGCCCGAGTCCGACAAGCTGGAGGACGTAGACTCAGAGTTTCAGCTCGCGATTATTTTTCATGGACCCGCGGCGGTGCGGCAGATCAGAACCTTCGGCATTCTCGACGCGGAAGATTACAACGGCGGCGCGCCGGAGGTTTGCGAAAATCAAGCGCGTTTCAACGCCGTGCGGTTCGATGGTGTAGGCGTTACTTCCACAGATTATGCCGGTGCAGTGACCGCATTGTCTGAAGCCTTCGTTCGTCGGTTTACGGCAAACCGGACTACCGCGGTGTCGCAGGACGGATTCACCGCAATCGGCGTCGGGTTCGCGGAGTCCGTCGTGTCGCAAGACGCCGCGGATCGTGTCGCAGAAATTGTCGCAGTCAAACAAGCCGAAGCCGAGCTATCGGGCGTGGTGCCGCCGATCCTCAGCGTGGGACTAGGATTTAACGCGTGAAGACTTTGCTTTATTGTTTGCGCGAGCCCGACACAGCCGCGATAGCAGCGGCCCAACAACAACGCCGGGCGCGCGAGCGGGGGGAAATCTAAGCATGCAAAGCGTGTGGGATATTTTATACTTGCGGCGCATGAGTCTCGATTATGTCAGTCCCGCAATTTGTGAAGTGATTTTTTCGGGCAGTAGCAACCCGGTGATTATCCTGAGCAACACCCAGCGCGGAAAAGTCACAGGGCTCGTGCTCGGCGGGTTCAGCGGTTTTAGACTCAGCTGGAACGCGTTTCCTGGCGCGATCTGCTACAATATTTATTTTATTGGTGGCGACAACATCGCGGTGCTGCTCGCGGAATGCGTGCAGCCGGGATACGAACTGCCGAACCCCGGACCTGGCGGCGGCAACATCGTCGTCACACCGATTACGCCCGATGATGGTGAAGGCGAGCCCTCGGACCCAATTCCATATCCTGGCGGCGGCGGTGGTGGAATTTCCACGATAATCGTAGAAACGATTTGTGCGCAAACTTCACGAGTTGGGTTTCCTGCCGCGTTTCGCATCTCTCGTGAACCCGGCGACACGATCGGAAATCGGATAGTAGCCTATACGCTTAGCGGCACGGCAGCCAATGGCGTGGATTATGACTTGGTCCCGCTTTCAGCAACGATACCTAACGGATCGAATTTTGTAATTGTCGAGATTGTGCCGGTTGAAGCGGTATTAAACAGTGATAAAACGGTGATTATTACGCTGACGCCATCGACAGCCTATGATCTCGGCACGCCGGCGGCGGCATTTGCAAAAATTCGACTGCCGCTGCTGCGAATTACCGGATATGGAGACACTACGCCGCTGTTCGTGAATTGCGTGACGGTACCCTGCGAGATTCCGCCGTGCCCGACCGTGCCGGAAGTTCCCTATTGTGAATGGGACGGAACTTTTAACAAAGTGATCGGGCCATACCCAACCGGCGAATCTGTCTATTATTACGAAGACATCAACGGCGCGATCGACGGGGGCATACAAACGGCAATCTCCGGGCGTGCGGTCTGGGGTGTCGCAATTGCCGGGCCGTATGTTGGTGGCGGCGTGCGATGGCAAATCGCCATGGCGGCAATCGATTCGGACGGCAATCAGCGCGTGATTTGGCAAGGGCTTAAAGGAACGGGCGCAAGCGCGGATCCAATCGAAGGCACATATACTCGAGGCATATCTTTTGCCCTTTGCCCCACTTGTCTTTGCGATCCGGGGCACGACACTATCGATATCGAACTTTTTCCGTAAAAACCTATGGCACTCATTGACACGAATTTACTAATCCTGATGGCGCCAATCCCGCCGACGTTTCGCGGATCTCCGCAGCAGCTTTCAGCCGAGATGATCCGACGCATGAAAATTGTGTCGGGCTCTGGCAGCAGTTTCTTCGTGATCTCGGACGTCGAACCCAGCAGCAACGTCGGACCGTGGCTCAAAGGCGGCACGCAGTGGTTCGTTTTTTCTAATGAAACAAATCGCTACGTTCCGCTCGACATTTCGGCGTCTGAGACCCGGTGGTTTCACATGCAGAATTCCACGCCGAGTAGCAGCGTGCCTGCCGTATGGCTCCGAACGGAACGTGATCAAACTACGACGGATCTCAGTTTCGGTCGCGCGCTAGGCTGGTATGAGTGGACCGGGTCCGCATGGCGGCCGTTCAACTCGATCATTGCCTCCGGGACCACCGCACAGCGACCGAGCAACCCGGTCGAATACGAAGAATACTACGACACCGACATCGCGTGCCGAATCTGGTTCGAACGCGGACAATGGCGAACTGTCGACGGTGTGCCCGGCGACATCAAGCAAGTTGCGTTCGAAGTGCTGACCGACGCACTCGAACATAACCCAGGCTGGAGCGTGCTAGGCAGCGCGAACCAAGCTTTTCGTGGCAGGCATCTTGTGCAAGCCACAAAAGATTCCGGCGCGACTCCAGCGACGAACCTGACAACTGGTGCTGGCGTGGCATCACGGGCGGCTTTCGAGACGTGGTTTACAGGCGTGACCGCCGGAGCCACCGACGTGGTTCCTGCGATCAGTTTCTGGACATTGGTTAAGGAGTAGACATGGTGTTACAAAACGTAGGTAGTTCTAAACAAGTGCCGAGCTTTTGTAACCTTTTGACGAAACCCTTGATTATGAGCACTATTAATTATGTCTGACGCGATTGAATTAACCGCCGACGAGTTTACCGCGGAGCGGTTTAAACCGCTATTCGAAGAGATTTTTCAAGAAGGCGACCTACCGTTCGACGCGACTTATTTTTTCCCGAGCTGGCAGTGCGCGATGCGCGCCGGACTGGCTCGGGTCTGGACGGTCGACCATAGCTCCGCGCTCGGCGCGTATTTTGTACGCGACATGTTCTCTGGTTTGGTGCGTGCGACGGTGCCGTTCTGGTTTGCAATGCGTGAGGTCCGCAATACTGGCGCGGCTGGAAAAGTCATGCGTGCGTTCGAAGCTGCTGCACGTGCTGCAGGCGCAGTCGACATCCAGACTGCGGCGCATGATAAATTTTATCCGAGTCGGCGTGCGTATTCTCATCGACAACATGGGTACCAGCAGACGGAGACGATTTACACTAAAACACTATGAGCGAAATTTTCGGAGCTGCGGGGCAAATTGCTGCCGCCAGTATTTCAGCAGCGGCGACTCGCGAAGCCACTGAAGCACAGATCAAGGCACTGGAGAAACAGCGCAAGTTCGTTTACAACGAGCTCGACCCGACGAAAATCGGTGGTGCTGCACTCGAAGCAGATACTGCGCGCGCACAGAACCGGCTCGCGTTGCAGGCGATCACCGATCCTGAGCTGTTGCGACAGCGTTACGCCGCACAGGCGGCGCAGAGTGCTATTCTCGGCGATATAACGTCTGGCGAATCTGCCGGTGACGTAATCGGCCGCCAGGCAGCGGCGGAGGCGCAAGCCGCCGGACCGCGGATGCTCGAAGCGAAAAACGCGTTAATCGACGCGGCGTTAGCAGAACTCAAGCTCGGCGCATCGTTGCCTCCGGACTTGCAAGCGGAACTTGTGCAGACTGGATTACAGCGGTCCGGCGGAACGACTGGCCGCGCAGGTGGTGCGGGCTTCGGCGGACAGATTCTTACGAACGTGCTCGGCAGTGCAGGTATTGCGTTGCAAAAACAACGACAAGATCAGGCCGCAGGGTTGCTCGGCCAAGCCCAGAACTTGGAAAACAGCCGCGCGTCGATTCTCGGCGGTCTTTTCCCGGCGTTGAATACACAGCAGCAGAACAAACTGGCAGCGACCAGCGGAGTGCTCGCGCAGTCGGACGCACTCGTGCCAGAAGCTGGCATTGGTGGATCCAGTGTGGCGAACCTTTGGTTGGCGCGCGTTGGCGCAACGAACCAACTTGCGCAGCAAGCCGCGAATGCGGCAGCGGCAGGTGGTCAGGCACAGGCATACTTTTTGAACCAAGGCATCGGCGGTGCTACTCGCGCTATCGCGCCAGCATTGCCGACTACGGCATCCGCCTTCAAGGGTATTTTTGGCGGCGGTGGCGGCGGCCAGCAGACCGAAGACGAATGGCTGATGAGTATTGGAGCTTTGTAATATGGGACCTAGTCTTAGCGGACCGACCGGGTGGACAGCGGCAACGCTGGCACCGAAACTAACGAATCTGCCAGTGTCGCCACAGGCAGCGATGCGATTGGACAACACGCAGCGAAACAAGGTCAAAGAGCTGGCGAGCGATCCCGCGAAACTTGCCGCATTTACGGCGACTGCCAATGCGTCGAACGATCAAGCCGCTCTTGCTATTGCGGCGACCGCCGCACAAGCAAAGGCAGCGCAGGATTATCAAACCGCGTGGAAAGCGGATCCGAAAAACAAAAATGCAAACCAAGCCGCGATTGTTGCGGCCCAGCGCGGACTGCTGGTGGCACAAAGGGACGCTCTAAAAAGTTTTGCTACCCAGAACACCGCCTTTAAACCGTCAATCGATGACGTAGAACTGATAGCTGCCTCGGACGAAGATATTTTCAAGCCCGGTATTGCCCGGGTGGGCCGTGGCGCGAAAGCCGCGGGAATTAACCTTGTCGATGGAAGTCAAGCCGACAGCACCGCTCCGAGCCTTGCAAATTCAGTATTGCCAGCGCCAAGCATGGCGTCAAGTTCCGGCGGGGGCAGCAGCAACCTCTCGCAATACGATCTTAAAGACTCTGACTATGGTGGACTGGGCCCGGATCCGAGGGCCCCGAAGCCGAAGCAAACCCCGCTGGAGTCGTTGCTTGCCTCAATTTATCCTGACCTCGCTGCTGGCGCACCGGCAGATCCGTTTGCTGACCCGCGGGTGCCTACTAGCAATTCAACTTTTCAAAACGTGTTGTCCGGTCTCGGTCAACGCGGCTCAGCGAATGGGTTCGTGCCAGGCGGTCCGTCGTTGTCGGGTCCCGCGCCGGTCGGCCCGAGCGCCGGTGCGAATTTAGCGGCAACGATCCCGGGTGCGCCACCGTTTTTGGCTGGAGCAATTAACGGAGTGCAACAATTCAATCCGTATGCCCAACGTCCAGCGGCACCCGTCGGTGGCGGCGGGGGAGGTTTCGACCCGCTAATAGGCCTCAGTGCTATTAGCGCGGAACAGAGAATACAGGCCGCAGAATTGGCCAAGAACAAGGCCGCCGCACAAGCGAAGTGGTTCAAAAGTCAGGCAGATCAAGAACAAATGCTCGCGGAACAGGCAAACATGAGCCGGCTTAAAGGATTTTCAGGCAGCGGCTTTACGCCAGCTATGCCCACATACTAATTATGGCAAACGGAATCGCAAGCAAAGATACTACCATCGGGCCAATCGACGTGAGTCAATTAATCGGCCGCGCTGACCCCGATATCGTCAGCCCGCGAGCGACCGCCGCTCTCGGCGACGCTTTTCGCACGGGATTTATTACCGCCGATGATGTGCTGAATCGCGTCGGGGAAATGGGTCAAGCGAAAGAGAAAGCGCAGATCGACGTCGCGAATGCGCAATCAATGGCTGCGCAGGAACAGACATCGCCCGAAGCTCGCGCAGCGAGAGCCGCACAGCTCGGCAACGTAGTGCCCGGCGCGGAACTGCAAGGCCAGCAGATCGAACGGCAGAAAATTTTGCTGCAGTATCCTGCGATTGCATATTTCGAAAAGTTCGCGCCTGAAGCGGGAATCCAGGCGCCGACACTGCCGGATGGCAGCCCCGATTACAAAGAAATGGAGAGAATTGGAGCTGAGATGGCGGTTTGGCAGTCTCAGAAATCAGACGCGTTGAAAGAGCTTTCGAATATCGAACGCACAACGTCGAACAATGGAGAAGTTCTTTTTGCAGTTACAAAACAAGGTCAGCCCGTCGATCAGAATAAAGTCCGATCACTGGAATCGCGCGCAACCGCGTCTTTTCGTCGTCAAGCCCCTGGGTCAATAGAAGTTGCTCCCCGGGATGCTCCGATGCCGAAGTCGGTAATTGATGTCGAAGTTGCGCCTGTTTCCGGTGTTCCACCCGTCGGTTCGCCGGTTCCCGGTGGGATATCTCTCGGTCCGCCGAAACAAGCTCCCACGAACCCCGAAGACGCGGCAAAACGTCAGGCACAAGTCGTAGCGGCGGAAGGAATCACGCCAGTAATTGAAAATGCGTTAGCCGCGGTAGCGCGCGGAGGCGGTATCGGCCCGGCTGAAGGTAGTCTGATCGGGCAAGTCGGTAATCGCGTTGCTGCGGCGCTCGGGCTCGGCCGCGAGCAACAGTTTCAGGATCAGCGACAGCTTGAAATGGCAATCAGTAACAAAGTGCTTGAAGGCGCTCAAGTCATGAAGGGCAACTTGTCTGACAAGGACGTTCGCTTTTTGCAAGCGACGGTGCCGAAACTGTCAGATACGCTGCAAGTCTGGAATGAATATCTGAACCGCTGGAAGCAGATGAACGATCTGAATATCGAAATTCTCGCTGGCCGCCAGCCGAAAGTCACGAAGGATATTTTTTCTGTTAGTGCCCCCGCCGCGACAGCGTCAGCGACCGCCGCGCCAGCAAACGCACCGGTCCAAGTAAACTCGCCGTCGGAGGCGCCGTCCACAGCGCAATTTATTCAAGCGCCAGACGGACGTGTTTTCAGGAATCCAAACTACCGGCCATAAATGCCGACACTGTCTGAACAACTAAGCACTCCTCCGGAGATGCTCGTCCCGACATCCGTTGCCGCGCCAGTAACACCTTTGGCAGCGCCGCCGGATCCGTTCGCTGGGCTGGAACAAGTCGACCCGTTCGCTGGGCTCGAACCAGCGCCCGACCAGTTCGCCGGACTGCAGCAGGCAGACGATCTCGATTTTCGCTCCGAAGACGAACTCGCGGCGGACCGGGATAAGTTCAATCCGAAAGAGTATTACGCCGGAAATCCGGACGTAGCGTCCGATCCGGTGAAGCTTGCAAAGCTGCTTGCAGTTTATCGACGCCGAGACAAGGAAGGACTCGACGCAGCGCAGGTAGCGAAAGCGGCAGCGACAGAGACGTTGCCGACGCTCGGGAAGATTTTCGGCGGACTAGGCAATCTAGTAGTCGGCTCTACAAAGGCGACAGTTCAGCCCGCGGTTAACCTCGTCGGCAGCGTGTTTACAGGTGATCTTTTCAATAAGCAGCGCCGTGAAGAGTTGATTGCAGAAACCAAACGACAGCAAAAACAAGCAATCGCGGAATCGGCCGCCGCATCAGAATTGTCTGCAAGCGGCATGGCGGACTTGATGCGCCAGGGCATTCGCAAGTCGCTAAAAGACGCGGAAAACCGACCGCTCGGGCTCGAAGGCTCCGGCGTGACAAAAGAGATGTTGACTGGAACTCCAGCGCTTGAAAAAACTGATCAAGAGCTGCTGCGCCAGATTAATGCCGACTTGGCATTCAGCGAGCAGCTGACGGAAATCGCGCGGGGCGGCGGAGAATCTGCGAAGGCGCTTGGACTAGATGCCGATACATTAGCGGCCGAAGGCATAACGCTTCGACCAGAAGTGATTGAAACGCTTTCTTTGGTGGATCCGTTGACGATCATCGGCACGGGCGGAGTGTTTTCGGGCGTGACTAGCGCCGGCAAGACTGTTTTCACTGCGGCGTCGCGTGCGGCAGCACAGAAAATGATAGACCGCATTGCTGCCGCTGCTGCCAGGGCAGCAACTGCGCCATTACGGGCGGCGGGCAGCACGGCAGAAGTCACGGGAATCGGACTGACAAAAGTGGCGCCATACGCCCCGACCGTTGGCGCGATTGCCGGAGGCTTATCTGGCGACCTATCGGCCGCCGGCGGGTATTTTACCGGGCAAGCGCTACGTAGGACGCTCCCAAAAGTCGGCAATGCTTTAGAAGCATCAGGCCGCGGGATAAAAAACCTAGCGGACACGGTCGCAAACAGCACGACTTTTCAAAAGGCATTGGTTGGTGCTGCGGAAGGCGGCGCAGTGGCGGCGCCATTTGCGCTAGCGTCAGACGATGACAAGACCGCAGGCGCGATCTTTGGCGCGGGCGGAGCGCTCGGCGCAGGCGTTGGCGCCGCAATTGGCGCAAAGAAATCAGTCGCGCTGCGCGTCTCGAATCGACAACTTGCGCCCAAGGACATTGCGTATCCACCGACCGAGTCCCGTGGCTATGGCCTGAATGAAAATCTTGACGTAGCGCACGCAGACGCGATTCAATCGCTGTCGCCGCAGTCTCAGAACAGTATCAACGCTTTCCGGGAGACAGTGCGAGACCTCGGCGGCGAAGTTTACGTGCTCGATCCTGAGTTTTTCGAACAATCTTTGCTTGAGCTGGCGGAGCGGAGCAAAGGCGACGCACTGACGGGACCAGAGGTAGAAGCCGTTCGTCGACAGGCAGCGGATCAGGGTGGCTATTTCGACGCTACCCTACCGGGTGCAGACGGCCAGCCGCGCCG